GTGGGTTCGTAGAGTGTGAGGAAAATCTTAGCCATTATGGAATGTCGCGGGTATCTGACAATGCGCGGGTATTTGGCGATGCGTGGGTATATGGCGATGCGTGGGTATTTGGCGATGCGCGGGTATTTTGCAATGCGCGGGTATCTGGATATGCTGAAATTTCAAAAGGAATATTTAAATGAATTTAAAACTTAATCCGGAAATATTCGAAATAGAGGATAATTAAAATGTCATTCGTTGAATCTATTCCCAGGTCTTCAAGAAGAACCAACCTGAATAATTTTAGCGTTTATTTCAATCAACCTGTACCAAATTATCAATACGCAGTTTTATATTTTCCTGAGAAGATTTTAAACTTTTTGGGATGGTCAACTGAAGAAAAAATAAATATTTACGTTGATGACAAGAATCCAATGAGATGGAAAATAGTTTCTGATTGCAGAAATGGCAAATACAAATTCAGCAAGCTATTAAACAAGTTTAGTGAGCGACTTTATGTAAGGTTTAGATTCGAACAAATAAAGATGGACTCTGATTACAAGAGCATCAGAGATGTTAAGCATCAAGTTGTTATGAAAGATTCATCAAAAGACTTGATCGTAGATATTTCACAATAAAGGAGAAATAAAATGTTTAGAAAAGCAGAAAGGAAAAAAGCTAAGTTACGCTTAGCATTATGTTCTCCGAGTGGGGCAGGTAAAACGTATAGCGCTCTTCTTCTAGCAAAAGGATTGGGCGGCAAAGTTGTTCTATTAGACACAGAAAACGGAAGCGGTGATCTATACGCTGATCTTATGGATTACGATATCGCCACAATATCTGGAAGTTTCGAGCCTGCAAAGTATATAGACATAATTAAAAAGGCTGAGAAAGCAGGATATGACACAATCATAATAGATTCATTAAGCCATGCGTGGAATGCTGAAGGCGGAATATTAGATACACAATACAAGATTGAACAATATTCAAACTCTAAGAATGGGTATTTTGCATGGCGTAATGTTACTCCATTGCACAATGCTTTGGTGACAGCAATATTGCAAAGCAAGATGCACGTCATATGCACAATGAGAACCAAAACCGCGTATGAGATGCAGACAGGAACAAACGGGAAGCTATCTCCTGTTAAGATAGGTTTAGCACCGATTCAGCGTGATGGTATGGAATACGAGTTCACTGTTGTTTTGGATGTATGCATGGATAACCATCTTTGTTCGGCATCAAAAGATAGAACCAGATTGTTTGATGGTAAACATTTTGTGATAACGGAAGATACTGGTGTCGACTTGTTGAAATGGCTTAATGATGGTGTTAGCCAAGAACAGTATGAATTGAATAAATTTAATGAGCTTTCAGAATTCATGAATCAATCAAAAAGCTTGGAAGAATTGAAAAGATCTTATCAGAATGCAGCTACACAGCTAATAGACACTATTTACTACGATCAGATTGTATCTATTAAAGATAAATTGAAGGTTTCTATAGCGCCAGAATTTAAAGGAGATGATAGTGTACAGTCATAAAAAAACACAAATTGGCGGCACACATTACAAGCATATGCGCATACAACCAGTTGAATATATTCACTTGAATAGCATCCCTTTTATAGAGGGGTGTGTCATTAAGTATGTTACGAGATGGAAAGAAAAAGGTGGGCTTGAAGATATAAAAAAGGCCCGACATTTTCTTGATATTTTGATCGAGCTAGAAGAACCAAAATTATTTTCACAAAACAATTTAACAAAAACAGGAGAATAGATATGCCAATTACATGGTCTTACAATAGTCAAGATGAAGCAAATGCAGCAATGTTGCCGCCCGACTTACAGGATGGCACTTATTGGGGGACTGTAATTAAGTCAGAGATTATTAAAGGTGGTAAAGCAAAAGATGACGGAACTCTAACCAAAGATTTTTTAAAGCTAAATATTAAGATTGATCTGATGCCCGGAACTACATTTGCAGAAGCTTCGTTTTTTGATTACGCCTCATTTTTCTTTCTTAGAAAACATTTTTGGGAATCAGCAGGCGAAGAGCATCAGATAAAAAATCCTGATGAAAATATATACACTGGAAGAAGAGTTCAATGCATATGCAAAGTAGAAACTTACTATTCGAATAAGCATAGTGAAAATAGAAAAAAATTAGTTGTTACTGACTTTGTTGGAAACTCAAAAAAAGAATCTACTTCTATGAATTCAGTAGAGCCTGTCATTTCAGCTGACCCATTTATTAAAGAAGAAATCCCATTTTAAGCCAGGGCAGGCAGAGGAACCGGAGAACGCCATGGGTTCCATGATCCCCTATGGCGTTTGAAGGTTAACAAGGAGAAAAAAATGAACCTAACACTATTAAACATAAAAGATAACTACATCAAGCTAATCTCTGAAATAGAAGAGAATCAGGGGGAGATCAGCAAAGAGCAGATCGAACAGTTAGAGATTAACAAAGACGATCTTCAAGAGAAGGTATCTAACTACAACGAAATCATATCGTCCAAGAAGAATCTGAACGACAGAATAGACGAAGAGATCAAGTTTCTCAAAAAGAAGAAAGAGATCAACGATAAAATAATCGGAAGACTTGAGTGCGATATCGTTTCAGCTATCAATTTGTATGGTGATATTGATATCGGCGTTTGTAAGTTATCTGTTAAAAAAACCACATGTGTTGAAGTTAAGGATATTGAATTTATGGATGATCAATATCTAACAACGAAAATAGTTAAGACGCCTAACAAAGTATTTATAGGTAAATGTTTGAAGGATGGAGAAGAGATTTATGGATGTTCTCTAGTTGAAAATTATCACTTAAAAAGGAGTTAGACATGATACAAATTGATCGCTTGCTACACGAAATAACGGACACAGGGCTATGCATTACATCGTCTTACGATGAGCCTGAGGTTTATTCAGCAGAAGAGTGGGAGTGTCAGTATTCGCTTCCTCCTGGTGCGTTTAGATAGGCGGGAAAATGAACACTAAAGAAAATAGTCCTACATGCATTTGGAAGTTAATGCCGAAAGATAATCGTCTTGATCCTAATGAATATGAGATGTCATGCAATATTAATAATTATCACAAGTTTCAAACAAGTGCAGATCGTTTAAACAATAGAGGAATAGACTATGAATAACCAGGAAATATTGCAAAATGCTTTTGATATTATAATAAATTTTGAAAGAAGGTTGAAAAATTTAGAATCTATTACCGGACAAGATATTTTAATGGATAAAATAGATCGTCTAGAATTAACCGTGCGCGCACAAAATTGCCTAAAATCCCAAAATATTAGAACCATTGGTGATTTAATTAAAAAATCATCTCGTGAATTATTATCGGAACCGAACTTAGGGAAAAAATCTCTTAAAGAAATAAAAGAATCGCTTGATAAAATAAATCTAAAGCTGAGAAATGAAAAAGAGATTAACTAATGGCTAACTTCGCACCAATCAAAGACCAAATTATCCCAATTGAAGGCGGATACGTATGGAACAAGAACGATCCAGGCGGTGAAACCAAGTACGGCATCAGCAAGCGTAGCTATCCACATTTAGACATTAAGAACCTAACGCTAGATGAAGCTAACGATATCTACAATCGTGATTTCTGGAATGTAATGAAATTAGATCAGGTTAATGATCAGACAATAGCAGAGAAAGTTTTTTGGTTCGGCGTACATTCTGGGCAGGTTACTTCTATTAGGGTGCTTCAAAAATCATTGATTAGAATAGGTAGTTTTATTATGTCTGATGGAATAATGGGAAAAGAAACTCTTCTTTCTGTAAATAGTATGACAGACACAATATTTAAGCTTGACTCCCTAAAATTGGAGCAAATACAGTATTATGTTAACATAGTCAACGCAAAACCCAGTAGCCGAGAATTTCTCTTGGGCTGGATAAACCGTGCACTTAAAGGGTAACACTATGCCATTTGGACTATCGCAATTATTTCAAAAAACACCTAAGCATATGGTCATATTAGGACATTCATTGCTTGTTGCTGCTGCTGCTGCTCAAGAATATGACATATCAGGAATTTTCCCACACTTATCAAACATGATTACAGTAGGTGGAATTGCTGGCGCTTTTATGACTAATTTGTTTGGCGAAAAAAAAAGTAACAATTATTTAAAAAAATAACGATCTCTTAATATTTCCTTAAGGTTTGGTAGGTATGATGTTTCATCAACTTACAAACCAAGAGGAAATATTTATGTTTAAGAAATCTTTAAAAGCAATCGTTTATTTTTTAGGTCTTTCTGGATCAGCAGATTTAGCCCATGCAATTTCATCTCCCGATGAAATACCTAAAACAAATCAAACAATTTATTGCCCAGATTATATTATCTGCACACCAAAAACTGGCGATGGGAAACGTGATTGCGAGCCAAATACAATACCATTCGGTTTGTCTAAAGATGGAATGAGTGTTGAACAGCCTTACGTACAATCCACCTATAAATTTGTAACAGCAACACAATGGACTCCTGGTGACCAACAACCTGTTTGTACATTTCATTACACAAACAAAGATAGAAATGAAACAATGTTTATTGTTATGTCTAAAAATCCTGGCGCTACATTTTTCGCCGATACATCTAAGCCTAATCTTTGGAAAAAAGTAAACGATCGGTTAACAATGTGCGACGCAACAACTCCAACAGTTTGCCCATTCTTTTAATTATGAAAAAACACTTAGCAATTTTTCTAAGTTAAGAGGTTTCTCTATAAATGAATGTGCGTTTAAATGTTTGCATGCTATTTTGAAATAGTCACTGTCATAAACGGTAAGGACAATCACCTTTTTAACGTCGTCCTTTTTGAGGTTCATCATCTTAAGAATCTCAATGCCGTTTATGTCTGACATTCCAAGATCAAGAATTATAAACTCAAATTCATGATTTCTAATAATATCAAGCGCTTTTTGACCTGTGTCTGCGGTTACAATATTAAGATCACTGTTGTAACTTTCAACAACATATGAATTTGCTTTCAAACATATCTTGTTGTCATCTACTAAAAGTATATTTTTTTTGTGTGTTTTTTTAGGGCGAAAAAAATTTAATAATTGCTTCACCGGCTCCATGTATTATCTCCTTAAACATAAATATTGAACCGATACTTAAAGATACAAGTAATCCAATAGTTTTAGATAATACCTCTATCTTCAATAAAATATGTTCATTTTTCAAAATTCCTTCTTGGATTTTATCGACCTTAATACGAAAATCTGACATAGCACTTGATAATTCTCCAATCTTTTCATCAAATACTTTTAATGAATCTGTTATTCCCTTTTGAGAAACAAATAATTTTGTGAACTTATCATATATTTTGTCATATTTTTTGTATTCAAAATCGTTTAAATTATTTTTCATCAATTATTTTACCATCGATATTTTTTTCATCCTCAACTTCAAAAACAGGAGAAGTTGCACATTTTTTAACTAAAATAATATCTGAAATTTTTTTAGTTTGATTAATCGCAACTTTAAACGGAAGCAAAAATACATCTTCAAAAATACTCATAAGTAATCCTAGATAAGTAAATAATTGTTAATTATAGAGCGGGTATTTAACCCTCTACTGGTATCGGGATATAGTTTTTAGCATTGGCGATATACAAATCCCCCTCAGCCCACGGAACAATATCCTCTACAACTTCGCCATCTGCTTTGTAAAGCTTGTTATGATTATCCTGAATATAGTCCCTTTCTTGATAACCTTCTGGTAATTGATAATCAGGAACAAAAACCAAAAACTGATCAAGATTTAGGTTTATCGTAATAACATCATTAGAAAGACAAATGATATTGTGATAAACGCCCTGAATATCTTCTAAATACTGATGTTTGAAATAATTGATAGTACTCATGTTGATATCCACTCCGCTATGAAATTTACACCTGCTATTGTTACACTTAACTGACCATTATTAATATATCTAACTGTAATCTGATCTCCAGCAACAACGTTTACGTAAACTTCTGAAGTATTATTTGATCCTCCTATTTCATTATTTGTTAGTCGTTGCCTAAATGATGAATAATCAAAAGAAGCAAAGGATCCATTTCTATATATTGCTGCGTCTAAATTATAATAATTATTTCCAGCTATTCCTGTAGATTGACTTTGAATTTTATACGATATTTTCCATACACCCGATTTACCCACAGGAATCGTAAAAATACCATTTGTAAGATTTAATGCATTATTTGAATTTATAGGTGCGTTTGTAAAAACAAGTACAGTCACACCACTTCCAACTGGAACTACAATACTAGGAGCTGAATCCCTATTAGCACTAATTACGCTGTAGCTAAATGGCGTTTGCCACGTTGCATTGGTTGCAGATGTCGCTGTCAAAACTTGGTTAGCAACAGGTGAGTTTGAGTTCACCAAAACCGGAGAAGCAGGTGTTTCCAAACTTACAGCAGATGCGGCTCCCCATTTTAATCCAGTTGTTTGTGCAGAATCCGCGATCAATATTTGTTTATCAGATCCAACAGGCAGCCTGGTATCTGAAGTACCATTATTTGTGAACAAATCTCCTTTTGTTGTTAATGGCGGCGTATAAAATGGCTCGTCCTGTTCTGTTAAAATTTTTGTCAATCCTGCTTGATTTTGCAAGTAAATTCTATCAGTTGTATTTTGATACCTTATACCACCTTCATTCATTGTTACAGATTGTTCTTGCCCTGGTGGAATAACTGGCAATTGTAAATATCCGTGCGGGGTATTCATATTTATTGCATCAGGACTATTTGGGTCTATAGTAATAGTGCCAGCATCTACCATTGTTAAGTCTAATAATGCGCCTGATCCTGATCCGCTCAATGTAATAACTGGATTAGCAATTAAAGGAGGTTCTACAGAATAAACACCAGAATCTGAAATTGGAGGAAGAAATTGAGCTGATAAAATTGAACCTCCTGGACCTACAGCAACAACTGTCAATTTTGCAGGGATTATTGCTGTCCCGCCGGAAACTTGAATAACATTACCGAAAGAATATGAAGAACCACCAAAAGAAACGGATGCAGATGATACAGATTTGTTTGATGAGTTAATGACTTTTATTGCATTAGATTGTGGTATTTGCCAAACACCAGGCGCACCTGCGGTAATACATCTCCAAAAAGTAGAAGGGGTTGTTGATTCATCAAAGTACTCATCATTTACTTCACCAGCTACAGAAGCATTTGGATCCCCGGAACCGCTAGAAACTTTTGGAACAGATAAGTTAAGTCGACTTGTTAATACACTCTGAACATCGCTTAAATTATTAGCAGATAGCAGATCACCATTACCTATTTGGTCCTGCCAAACAGCAGCTGTAGGAGATGTTGCTGTCAAAACTTGGCCAACTGTTGGAGGGCTAGAAGACCCAACATTTACGAGTGACCCAGTTGTTGACAAATTTGGTACTGATACAACTGTTTGTCTCCATCCGGCGACTCCTGCTGGTCCTGGGAAAAAACATGACCAAAGATAACTAGATGATTGATCCCAATAAAGCTGATTAACAATACCGGCCTGCACGCCATTTGGGTCTCCTATGCCATTAATTTGGCCTGGTTGCCCCCCAATATTTGATAATGAAGAAGCCGGATCTGCAACATC